GGGTCAGGGGCAACGCGTAGAAGCTGAAAAGATATAATGCTTCCAAGAGGCCGGTCCGCGTTCGCAATTATAAAGCTGTATAAGCAGCGACGCGCAAAAGGTACGCTATACTGGGGCGGAATTGACCGTTCGATGAAAATGGGAGTGATCCCCAGAGCTACGGATAAAAAGCCGTAGGATAAGAACAATTAGGACTACCAGATAGAAAGACTGCATATATACGGAGAAAGTCATCCGGAAACCGGATTAAAAAATAAAGTAGTCGGTTATCAGTTCAAACAGTCGATAGATATTATTAATCCGGTTACGAAAGAAACCGTAAAAGAACCTGTAAAGCAATTTATGGTTAATCAGCTCAAGCTAACGTTCGAACGTAACCGTATGATACTATGTCCGTTCGATGAAATGCTCCACAAACAATTAGTGGACTATTCGGTCGAACGAGTTACTCAGAGCGGCATGCAAATTTATACGAGCGTTAACGAACACTTCGTAGATGCTTTAGGATTAGCGCATTTAGCATTCGTACTAAAATTTCCCGATTTGACGCAAGCGATTAAACAAGTAGAAAACTCTACCAAGTTATCGCAGTCTCATATAGACGTACTAAATCGCGATGCAAATAGTGCGCTAAGAGAAATTACAAATCCGTTAAACCCGTGGGGAAACAGACCTCTAACCCAAATAGGTAAAGAGCCCGGAGAAAGAAGGGGCGACTATCAACAATGGGTTAAGGTTCCTCTCAGCGCCGGGCCAAAACGAAGCGGTAACGGCTGGGGATCTCGCGGCGGCGGGTTCACGGGAAGAAGTCTATGGTAGATTTCTTTCTATATAATATAAACGAAGAAAAATAGAAAGGGGCGAAACATCATAGATAAAGAAAAAGAAAATCTACTGTATCGCCCCATACTAGAACCTTCTAAATATTATAGATCCGATGCCGATATAGAGCATCTCATCGAAGACATCCCGGAATCTTCTCCGTTCGAAGAAGAGCCGGAATTCGACGAAAGACCGAAAGAGATACAGGAAAGTCTCGAATCTATCGAAGATTTAATCAAAAGAGCTCTTCCTCCTCAGTTAAGATTCTTCGGCGAAACAATAGAAAAATTACATAAACGCTCTAAGATCGTCTGGAAAAACGGCAAAATTCCTAATCGAAAGAAAGAAGAATATAAGCCGCCCGAATATAAATCGAAAGAGCCTTTTAGAAAAAGAGAAATCACGAGAGATAAGTATTCCGTCACAAAAGACGTACCCTCGTTATTCCCTTCGGCGCCGCCGGTTAATATAAAACTTGAGATACCGAGAACTCTCGTTCAGTTAATACAAGATGACTATAATAGAGACCAGATAGAACTAGGTCAATATTATACGCATCAAATTCGTATCATCATACAGAAGTATTTCCAGCAGATGCTTACGACGATGGCTGACTGCGGATTATCGGACATGAATGACTTAACGGATGATTTTGACGGCGACTACGTTAATGTACCCAAGGGTAAAAACTTGGAACACTTAAGAGACGGAGTAGTACGTTCTCAAATTATACGAAATCAGAAAATAAGATTATTCAAAAAAACGCATTCGGTAGATAATACGCTAATACATTTAAGAAGTTGGCATGCAGCCGAGCAGCAAAGAGAAAGATATTATCAAGAAAAATATGGAGATTCGGGAACATATATCGATTCTCATAGTAATGCTTTACTAAGGGAAGCCCGCGCCGACTATGACTCTGCGTATAAAAGCTCATTATACGATATGTATAAATATCTTAACTCTTCTGCGGTTAATCTAAGCGATATACTAAATATGACGATAAAAGAAGCTCAAGCAAAGGGCGCTATGCTAAAAGCCGGAGTAGACATCTTCGATAAAACTCCTGTCGAATTAAATGCGGAGGCCGGAGGTATCGCCGGAAATAGCGGTCAAGCAGGAGACGGGTCTGGATCTGGATTCGATCTTGTGGCCGGGACTCAAAAAAGCTCTTCTTCTCTTACGGAAGGCTCTAGCAATGACAAAGACAACAAAGAAGAGAAGAGTAATAACACGGCTTCTACAAACGAAAGCGAGCCAAAAGGCAAAGGACTATTCTCTTCTCTTGAAGAAGGTATCGGGAAAAAGATCGGAAAAGGAAAATACGGAGATCTTGCGCGTGACCTTATCCACGAGCAGCTTAATAAGGGTATTAAGGCTGGCGGCTTAAATATTAGCAACAGCGGTATATCTTATAAGGGCATATCTTACGACGGAGAAAAGCTTAATATTAACGGGAATAAGTTCTCGCGTAAAAACGGGAAACTTTCTGCCGAACTAAGTAACGGAATCGGAATATCCGATAAAGGCATTAGTTATAAAGGATATAATATCTCCAAGAATGGCGTAGAAAAAGACGGAGAATCTGTCTTGTCTTCCGATAAAGCTAAAGAAGCTCTGCAAAAGAGAAAAGAAACTCGCGCCAAGAAAAAAGAGCTCGAGAAAGAAAAGATAAAAACAAGGCTTGCGGAATTAAACTCCGAGAAAGCTTCTTTAGATCCAAAAGAGCCTAACGAGAATAAGAGAATTAAATCGATCGACAAAGAAATTAAAAGGCTTACTAATAAGTACGAAAAGATTGGGGGAGCCGGATGATTAATCCGTTTACCGGAATTAGAGATAAACTGGCGAATTATCTTAAGGTAAGAGAAGCCGGCGGAAACTCGGGACAAATTACGAACGCCAATATAAAGAATTTCGTAATAAAGTCTGTCGGAAACGTCGACGATTCTCTTACCCAGGACTTTAATTCTCCGGCTTCTGACCTAAATGAAATTAGAGATGCCATCGCGGCAGACTCATATATTAAAATTGCCGTTACTAAATACGCTCAGCTTATTTTAAAAGCGGGGTATCATATCGTCGGAGACAACGATGCTGCAGCCGAATACGTCCAGAATCGTTTTAACATGATGTCTTTCATGTCGGGAACCCCCATGGATATAATATTCCAGGAGATTGCGGACGACCTAGTTTCATACTCGAATGCCTTCTTAATTAAAAGTCGTACCGATATGACTAACATTGGCGGACTCCAGGCAAAAGGCGTTCTTAATACGCAACCCGTCGGCGGATATTTTAGAGTAGACCCGACAACAATGCAAATAAAGGTAGATAAAAACGGAACGATTAAAAACTACCAGCAGGAAGTCGGCAACAATAAAAAATCTTATAAGCCAGAAGATGTCGTTCATTTCTTCATAGATAGACAGGGCGGACAACTCTTCGGCACGCCTCGCCTAGAAGCAGCTCTCGAAGACGTAAAGATGCTGCGAAAAATAGAGGGTAACGTCTTAAAGTTAGTATATCGATATTCGGCACCTCTTATGCAGATGAAAATCGGCTTACCGGAAGCAGGCTTCATGGCTACGGACAAAGAAATTGCTGAAGCCAAAAATGAAGTCGAGAGATTATCGAACGACGGTATCCTGATTACGAACGAGCGAACCGAGTTTAATGCGATAGGCGCTGAAGGCGAAGCATTAGATGCTTATAAATACCTATCTTATTTCGAAGCTCGCGTCTTTTCTGCGTTATCGTTATCTACGGCAATGGCCGGAAGAGGCGGCGCAAAACAAGATGCGGACTCCATGGAAGAACAGGTTCACGATGCCGTAAAATACTTCCAGAGAGCAATGCAAACCTTCATCGAGAATAAGATGATAAACGAGATCCTTCTCGAAGGCGGATATAATCCTATTATAAATCAACAGGATAAAGTTTACTTTCAGTTCGAAGAAATTAATCTCGACACTAAGGTTAAGATGCAAACGCACGCGATGAATATGTTCCACGGAAATGCACTTCCGTTCGAAGAAATGCGTACGGCACTTGGCCTAAGAAGCGACAATGTTGACGAAGGTCGCCTATACGAGAATATGCTCAAGCACCCACATGCGATGGAGCTATTAACGGCGAGACAGGGCGGCACTCCCGGGAAAGCCGCAGAAAATAAGCCCGATGGATCTGCTAAAAGCACAATAAGTCCTAAGAACCAGCACGGAACTACGTCGGCTAAAATTAAAGAATCTTCTTCTATAAACATAAAAGAAACGGATAAAACTAAACAAAATATAGAAGATTATAAGAAAAAATTCGATACCGTTTATAAAAAGTACGAAAGTGCGCGTAATGAAGTATGTGAGAATGCCGCAAAAAGCTACTTAGTTCTACCTCTTACGAGAGATACGATAGCCACCGATCTAAAAATTAGGATGAACGAGGAAGCTAATAGAGGTTTTCAACGCGCCGTAAAAGAAGCCGGACGTACGCCAGATATTGCTCCTAACGTTATCTCTAGAGATTTAGGAGATCATATAGATAAACATGTTACGGCAATGTTTAAAGACATCGATAGAAAGCTGAAAGAAAATATAGATGCCGAAAAAGCATTTAATTCTTCTGAATACAGAATACGCTTTCTGGCCGACCATGTAATGTCGAAAGCTCACTGGTATTCTTACGTCAAGACAGCGCAAGCCCTAGGAATAAAAGAAGTAAAAGTAAACTTCTCCCCAGGGAGTCCAGATGCTAATAATTACGGAAGCAAAATAAATACGAGCCATTTTAGCCTGGACGATATCCCGGCATTTCACCCTTACTGCAAGTGCTCGTTGATACTTTAAAGAGGGGAGGGCGAAATAAAAATAAATGGCTATAATGATAAAAGAATTTGTTCGTCATGACGACAAATTTTCACATAATGTCGGCGACTACGACGGAAGCCTTCATATGAATGAAGGAGCTAAAGACGGAGATGTCGACGCAATTACCCCGGGATCTCTAATGGTCGAGATCGAGGGGATACATGCCGCGCCTTTTGCTACTCGTAATTATACGAGATATACGCCGAAGGCACTCAAAAATAGCATACCGTCGTGGACAGAACCATATCGAAGACCGCTATTAAAACATCATAACGAAGAAACGGGAGAGCCGATCGGAAGGATTGTCTCGGCAGAGTATGTGTCGAGAGATACTAGATCCGGAACGCCCGCATTAAAGTTTACGGTTAACGTACCGGACAAACAAGCAATGGAGAACGTACAAAACGGACTCCTATCTACGGTTTCGATTGGAGTTATCGCACACGATGTAAGATGTTCTATTTGCGGCAAACCAATTATCGATGCTGTCCACGGATGCGCCGAAGGTCATCAACGTGGCGCTACATATCAGAAAGATAATTCTACGGAAACATGTTACTGGGATATTTACGACATGGAGGCAAAAGAGCTTTCGTACGTAGATGTTCCGAGTGATATGTATGCGAAGAATGTCAATTTTTACCAAGCTACTTTGTCGAGCGGCCAACCCCAAATAAAAGAGGGGCTCGATCAAAATGCTCATGGAAAAGGAGTATCATGCATGAATGAGCTTGAACAAGCAAACGCAAAGGTAGCCGACCTGGAGAAACAGGTGGCAACCCTAACTTCAGAAAAAGAGAGCGCAGAGAAGCAGGTCGCCGACATGGCCGAGGCCAAGAAAGAGCTCGAGGCCAAGGTTACGGGACTAGAGGAAGAAAAGAAGTCTATACAAGAAAGTCTTGACGAGGCAAACGCTCTTCGCGACACTCTCGAGAAAGAACTAGCAAGTTCGAAGGCTGACGTTAAAGAAGGTGCCGTGCAAATGTTTGTCACGATGCGCGAGGCCCTAGGTAACGCGGTCGCGGATATCGAAACAATTCGATCTCGCTCGCTCGAATCAATTAACGATTCTATTTCGGACATGAAAGAGTCGATGAGTAAAAACAAGACTCCAGAAAATGTTCCCGAAAATAAAGATATGCCTCCGGCGAACAGTCTAGAAAATCCGACAATCCCGCCTCAGGTAAAAGAATCCGCCGAGAAGAAGAAGAACGATGTAGACCTTAAGAAGGGCCTTTACGGAGTCTTCGATTCTGTACTTTCCGTTCACAAGAATTAATAGGAGGACCTAAAACATGGCTCTACATCCAGGTGATTTAACCACTAACGAGATTATGCAGCCCGGCTCTCGCGGCGAAGTCTTCCGCGTAAACCAGCCTGGCTATCGCGATAACGCGGATCGCGTTAATCGCACAAATAACAACCTAAACACGTCCCCGCATGATGTTCCTAACATCAAGTACCTTCTGGACCCGAGGCTTCCGTCGCTATTTAAGTACGGCTTCGGTCATGGCTTTAATCAGATCGTTATTCCGAAGGGGCGTATCGTTGCGACGGATCCTCACATGGACCTCGTAGACTTCGAGTCGCAGAAGGAATTTAACACGGTTACGCTAGCAAACGGCGGCGCTCCGAGCGTCCTGCGCAAGGCTACGGACACGTATCCGACATTTACTCCGAATCCGGCAATCGTTTCGGCTTCTGCTCAGGGTCATAAAGCTCTCAACGAAGGTAAGGAATGGGCTCCGCTCGCAGGTTTCGCGGCAACGTATTCCGATCTTTGCTATCGTCCGTTTGCTTCTACGCAGGATATCACGGGCGCTGCGGCTACGCTTAAGTCTGGCGAAGATCATCTTACGGCGGAAAACCTTAAGGTCGACGCAAAAACTGGTAAGATTGTCGATAATTCGAATAAGGTTCGTAACGATGTTCGCCCCGGCAACCTACCGATCGGTATGATCGAGCGTAACGAGTATACTCGTGACGACGATGCTTACAACGGCATGGCTGTCGGTCCGATTCTTACGGACGCTCTCGTCGAGCTTGCATGGTTTGCATACAAAGATAGGGCAGAGCAGAACTTCTGGGGTTCCGCTTATGGTGCACTATTCCCCGGTGCTCGCGTTAAGTCGGACGAGAATGGTCGCGTAACAATTTCTCCGCTTTCGTTCCCGAAGGTCGTCGAAAAGATGAGTCTTGCAGAGTACGAGCTTGAGCGTCAGCAAGAGATCGGTCAGATCTACTCCGTTAACCACGATCTCGTCCCCGAAGGTGCCGCTAAGTGGGCAACTTGGGCTCTCGAAGATCGTCTTAAGTCCGAGGAGTTTAATCCCGCAGTCTACGCGAAGACGAATCGTAGAGGCGAAGACGCAGTTAACTCGTCTCCGTTCAACTCGACGGGTCGCTATTCCGGTTATCCGTTCGAAAAGAACTATCTCAATAACGACCTACACATGCTCGCATCTACGGGTCGCCTGAATACGTTCGATCCTCGTATGAATCCTGAGTTCCAGTATAACGATCTCGGTATTCCGGGTCTTACGGACGGTCACAATGCGGTTATTCGCGACATGCCCGAGTTCTCGGCCGGCAATATTTTCTACTGCGGCGACGGCAAGGAATACGTCGACTGGTTCTTCCGCATTCCTGATGTTAACGTCGAAAGCCTCGAAATTAACGTCAATAACGGCGGTTGGGTCTCTTGCGTACAGGGCGCTTCGATCGCTACGGACGCATTTGAAGTTAAATACTCGAGCCCCGAACAGGGTATCATCACCCTTGCCGTTAAGGATAAGAGCAAGGCAGACGCAATTCTTAAGCCGGTGACTAAGGGCGTAACAGTTAAGTTTAAATATAAGAAGCGCGGCATGGCCGGCGTTCCCACCTTCATGGATTGGGACGGCGCTATCGGTAGCGTTAAGATTCTACTGAATAAGTAAGATAATATAGATCTCCCCGTCTTAACTCTAGACGGGGAGAAACTATAATCTTTTTCTACGATAATAAGGAGGACATAGGATATAAATGTCTATTAGAATGGCAGAAACCCTGCAAAACATCGGCAAGCTTCGTGCCGCAGCCGTAGATCAGTGGAAGGCTTACGAAGAGGCTGTTGCTGCAGGAGATAAGAAGGCTGTAAAGCCCGAGGTCGAAATTAAGACTTTCGACATGATGGAGAACATGGTTCTCAATATTAACGGCAATTATGAAAACGGTCGTGTCACAGTGCAAGAGGCGCTTAACACGACTGACATGATTAAACTAATCCCGAAGGTTATCGAAGGCCAGCTCCGCGAAGCGGCAGAGCCTGAGTACCTAGCTACTCGATTTATGAACGTAGTTCATGTCGACGGCGGCGCTTCGGTTACTTACGTTATCCCCGTCGTCGGCGAAATTCATGCGGCAGAAGTTGCCGAAGGCGGACGCTACAATGAGGACTATGTCGACTTCAATACGGTCGAGAACGGTCAACTTGAAATTCGCGTCAAGAAGATCGGTCTCAAGGTCCGTATTACGGAAGAGGCAATTTCGGATTCTTCGTGGGATATCTTCGGTATCAATGTCCGTAAGATGGGTCGCGCAATGGCTCGCTACAAGGAAGAGTGGGCATTCAATTCGTTCTCGACGCATGGCCATATCGTGTTCGACAACGACACTCGCGTTCAAATTCCCGAAGCAGGTACGACTGGTCGCGACGAGCACGGTAATTTTAACGATACGATGAGCGTCGAAGACTTCCTCGATCTCGTTCTTGCTCTCATGGCAAACGACCAGACCCCGACGGACGTTATCATGCATCCGCTCACCTGGGTCATCTTTGCTCGTAACTCCATGATTGGTAACGGGCTAACGTACGGCGCATTTGGCGGTTCGCAGGTTAATCCCTGGGGCGCAACGCAGGGTACTCCCGGCTTTGCAGGTCTTTCGGGCGAACAAGGTCCGCAGAAACTTATCATGCGTCCCGAGCAAGTTCAGGGTCGTCTCCCGGTTCCCATTACAGTTAACTTCAGTCCGTTCGTCAAGTTCGATAAACAGAATAAGAAGTTCGACATGTACTGCATCGATCGCACGAATGTCGGCGTAATCGCAGAGCGCGAAGCTTTATCTACGGACAACTGGACAGATCCGGAGCGCGATCTCCGCTTACTAAAATGCAAGGAGCGTTACGGTATCGGTATTCTCGACAATGGTCGCGGTATCGCCGTTGCGCGCAGTCTCGCGGTCGCTCCGACGTTCCCGGTCGCACCCAAAGTTACGGTCGACGTGGCGAATCCGTAATTCGTGAAATAGACTCAAGAGGTAGCCACATGA